CCTGTTGAGTAGGAGCAACCTTGATTACTTTAAACTTTACTTTCTTGGGTTTGACTTTGCTCTCACTTGGAAGAGGTAAGGGATCTGGTTCCCCTTTCTCATCCTCTTTGTAGATAGATTCCAAAAGAGGATCCAGCATGTTCTCATCGAAGCCCCTTTCCATGCGGTCAAGGACTTCTTGTAGACTCTTCTTCCTCTTAGGATCTACCTCAGGCATTTTGTTTTTGCTTGTCTTCTAGTTCTTTAAGGTATTGATTAAGCAAAGACACGTATACCGTGCGTTCCCACGGCATCATATTTTCAATCTCAGTCAAGCTATATTTATGGTGCTGCATGAGAGCAAAGTTTGTTCTATAATAATTTTCCAGAGTATTATAGAACATGCTTATCCGAAAAAAGATTGCAAACCCTCCAACGTGTAGGACGATTCGACACCAGTGTTAGGATTGGTTACCTTAAACTCATGACGTAGAGTTGGCATCGTGTTGAAGAATGCTTGCACAGATTCAAACTGCTTCTGGGTGAGTCCCTCTACAAACTGAATCTTTTCTTTCATCGTGGTTGTAGAGTCATCATATACCTCATCGCCTTCATAGATCTGATCAATACACTTAGCAATGACTTCAAAAATTTCATCAGGATTATCAGGATTCTGACCCATCATAGTGTAGTTAACAAACTCTTTCATGCCAGGGTAACGCATGATCATACCAACATTGTCTGTAAGTTTAATCTTATTGCTATGTCCTTCAGGAAATGTCACCTCAACTTGAGTGATGTCAACTGTATAATCGACCTTGGTTGTGCCATCATCATCACAAGTAATCTTCATGGCAACTTCCTCGCCAACAGATTGGGCACGGATGTTGAGGAACAAATACTCAAGATCAAATGAAGTCAGGTCATCTAGTTTGATTCTTGAAAGAACACAAGACTTTACAATAGTCTTTACTGCTTCTTCTACTTCCTTTGGTTCTTCACTTTGCGTAGCAAGCAGAAGAATCTTCTCTTCCTTTACAAGGAAGGGGCGATATTTAATTTTCTTTTTCGATGATGGCAGACTCAACTCATAAGTTGGTGTAGCAATAGATGGCAATGCCATAATAATTATCCTCTAAAGTTCGATATATCGTTGTAAGTAACAGTATGTTTGGAGTAATAAAAACTTGCTGTCACTTTAGTTGCTTGAGATGTACCTGCTGACAGAGGCACAGCGTCAATAGAATAAGGATAGCAATCAAGCATAGTATATGTCATTGATGCTCTAGAGTTAGAAGCATTTACTCCCTTCTCTGCCTTGGTGATTAAACACTTACCCAAGTATTGTTCTGGGTAGTTTAGTCTGATAGATCTCTTCTCCTGAATAGCGTTACCACCACCCGCTTCGTTCTTGAGAGCCTCAAGATTACCACTTTCTAAATTGTTGTTGGTAACTAACTCAGACTTGTTCTCCAAATACTCTCCGAAGATAGTATTATACCACACATTCAGGAATTTTAGTGGAGTCATGTCAGCATCACAAATCCATCCCAGTTGGAAGTCAGTGAACACCCTAGTATGTGGGTAACTAACCTGACCTTCACCTAGTAGAACACCACTCGTCTGTCCTGTTTGTGCAGAGATGTTAGGAAGTTGTGCCTCGTCACAGAATAACTTGACAATGTTTCCTCTATCACCAGCGAGTGTTCCACCACCTGCTATTGCTACAGCACCTCCAAGGGTTGATTGAATACCAACCTCCTTGAGATTCTTAACCAATAACGACTCTCCATTATTAACAGTTGGAAAAATCCATTCAATATCATAGGTGTTACTATAAGAGAGACCCCCGCTCTTGACGATGAGGTCCATAAAGTTCTTTACTGACACGCTAAATAATTGTGGTGGTATATTTATATTTATGGCATATTCAGGGATCTATAAACCCAAGCATCCACAGAAGTATAAAGGTAACCCTACCCGTATTATTTTTAGAAGTCTGTGGGAAAGAAAGTTTATGTATTTCTGTGACATGAACACCTCCATAGTTGAGTGGGGTAGCGAGGAAGTTATCATTCCTTATCGTTGTCCAACGGACGGGCGAATCCACCGCTACTATCCTGACTTTTATATTAAAGTCGTGTCTAAGTCAGGTATGATCAGTAAATATCTGATCGAAGTTAAACCCAAGAAACAAACACAAGCACCGAATGAGAATCCAAAACGTAAGACTGCCTCTTGGAAGAGGGAAGTCCTAACTTACGCTAAGAACCGCGCTAAGTGGTCCGCAGCGGAGGACTTCTGTGAGGACAGGCAGATGAAATTTTTAATCCTCACCGAAGAGCACTTAGGAGTCTAAAATGGCACAAGGATTTGGTTCAATCCAACGCACCAAGACTTATAACAAATCAAACACATTGTTTGAAAAGGTTAGCAACATGACAGATGGAGAGAAGAAGTCTCTCTCATGGTATAGATCTGCTGTCAAACAAGTTGCATCAAGTTACAAAAAAGATCTGAGCAAGTTCATTAGAGACGAGCGACAAACAAATGAAGATGAGAATACTCTCCGTCGATACACAAAGGAGGGTCACTTGTATATGTTTGAGTACAAAGCGAAGATGAAATACCTACCATACTATGATAGGAATCCTCTGGTCTATGTAATAAAAGCATCGCCAACAGAATTCTTTGGAGCAAACCTACACTATATGAATCCAAAGAAAAGAATTATGGCAGTGAAGAGATTGATGGAAGGACGAATAGACATTCCTAAGAAGTGCTTCCATAAATACCTACAGAATCATGTAGATGGTCTACTACTTGACCTATCAATAGATGAGTGGGACACCGCCATCTTACTACCAACTGAAGACTTCGTTAAAAACATTGGGTCAACTGCATTCCCTTACGACAAAGAGCTTGTATGGGAAGAGACTAGTGAATCTTACTATGACAAAATCAAAGGACGCCGCGTCGTTAAGAGTTACTAATGGCAGAAAAAGTATCATACAATTTTGTTGGGAAAAGGAATCAAGATCCTACTAATAAACAGCGTCTTGAATTTCCTCAAGGGAGGCTGTATGACAATCACACAGACTATGTGAGATTCAATTTTGTAAAGTACAAACCTCCCTTTGCTTCTCTAAAAGGCAATCAATACATTGCTGATGATGGCAAACCCAAAGATGGTGCTAAAGCGATAAACATCTACAACAATAGCATCGGAGAGTTCCAGTCTGCTGGACTCCCTAAAGTCTTCATGTATATGCCTGAAGATCTGGGTGCTGAGTATGGTGCAGAGTGGGGCGGCAAAGGTTTCACCAACACTGGTGCTGATATCATGCGTGTTGCAGGTGCTGCTGTCAATGCTCAAGGTGTTGGTGCTGCAATTGGTACTGTCGGACAGGCGTTCGGAAACTTCATGCAACGTGGACCAGCACTAGTTGCTAGTGGAATCACAGAAGCAATGAGTAAACTACCAGGCAAAGTTGGTGGTGATGTTGGTATTAATGATGTTCTAGGTGGTATCGGTGGTGTAATTCTCAACCCGAATACAGAATTATTGTTCAGTGCTTTTGACCTGAGGACATTTGGTCTCAACTTTAAGATGTCTCCCAAGAGTCAGAAAGAAGCAAAGCATATTCGTGACATCTGCACCACATTTAAACGTGCAGCACTCCCTAGACTAGGTGCATCTCCTGCTAATAGTTTGAACAATGTGTTCGGAGGTGAAGCAGGTGCAGAAGAGAACAACAATAGAAACTTTATTGGTGTTCCTAACCTGTGTATTGTAGAGTTTATGAAGGGTCCAGATGTTCATCCATATCTTACCCAGTTTAAACCATGTGCTATCACAAATGTATCGGTATCCTATACACCTGATGGCAACTACGCTACGTTTGAAGATGGATCTCCTGTTGCTACTCAACTAACGTTGCAGTTCACGGAGTCCAAACTTGTATACAGCAACGAAATTTCATACGGAGATCAAGGTTCATACTAATGCCATACTTTAACTACCTGCCAGACATTAAATATGATACTAAACCTATCAGTTATCCGTTCTCGGAATCTGAATATGTTGTAGCGAAAAATTTCTTTCGTAGATTTAAAATCACTGAAGAGTTTGAACAGTATGCCGTCTTCTTTAAGAGGTATAGTGTCGGTGACTTCGAGGCACCATGGCAGGTAGCAGACGCAGCATATGGCGATCCTAAAAAAGATTGGGTGATCCTATTAACAAACAATGTATTCAATCCATTGTTTGATTGGCCAATGGATTCATACACCCTAAGAAAATACATTGAAGGTAAGTATGATGATCCCTATTCAGAAATTGTACACTATAAGACAAGAGAACATAAAGATAGCAATGGTGTAGTAGTACAGAGGGCAGG